TCTCATAATAACTTTCTCTTTATAAGCTCTTTCTAACTCATGCCCTTCTACTATAACTTCTCGCATAAAAGGAAGCCGTCTTGCAGGATTAAATATCTGTGCAAATACTTTTGAATTTATTAAACTTTTTTCTGCTTTATTAAAAGCTTCTCTGTTCATATCAGGAAGCCCACTCATGGGTCCTGCAATGTATACTGTTAAATCAGTTGCTATATCTTTCATTCTATCTCCTTAATGGACATCGCCCCAGTTAGTTCCTATATGATACTCTGCATCAATAGGACATTTAAATTTTAAACGTGTACCTGCTTCCTTTGCAGATTCTACTACAATTTTGCCAAGACCTTTAGCTGCATCTTCAGCACAAGTGAATACTAATTCATCATGTACAAATGCATTCAGATGGTAGTCCCATCCTTTGAGATTAGCTGTAGCTATATACAACCAAGCTTTAGATATAATTGCACCAGCTCCTTGAAGCAATGTATTCAAAGAAGCATGAGCAGATCTTACAGGTATTGTTCTACCATCGGGTAGTTCGATCTTTCCTGAAAGCTCTACTTGTTTTTTAATATCTTCTTGAAGCTTTGCCAAAGCTGGTAACCCATCAAAGAATTGTTCTCTATATTTTTTTGCTTTGTATACAGAACAGTTCATTAAGTTAGCTATCCTACTATTACCAGCACCGTAAAGAATACTATAACAAAATACTTTAGCCATTGAACGAGTGGGTAACCCTGCTTTTTTCTGATTGTAAGTATGAATATCTTCTTGCAATAGAATACGAGCGTACTCACCATTGTCATACTTAGACATGTAGTGAGCTAAGCATCTTAACTCAAGACCAGATAAGTCAATTCCTACCAGTACAGAGTTTTCTTTTGATGGAACCCATAAAGATCTTGCTGATTTATTACCACTTACTTGAGCTACATTAGGTTGTGAATGTGTACACCTACCAGTAGCTGCACCTTGTGGATTAATAGAACCATGAATCAAACCTGAATCATAACCTCTTGTATTCCAATCTTGTACTTGACTAATTAATTTTATACAATCAAAGTAATCAACAAGCTTCTTTGCTTCAGGATATTCTAAAGCTTTTAGTATATCTGAATCAACCTTTGGATTTCCTTTGTCTGTAACTGGTGCATCCCAATCATACTTTGTTTTAAATCGTTCAGCAATCTGTTGTCTACTTGCAGGATTAAACTCTGTTACTTTATCTTTAAGTCTCTTACCTGTTTTCTCTGAGTATCTTTCTATAGTAATAGGAGGAAATATTATTTTCATTTCATCTTCTATCTCAGCTTTAGTTTCAAGTAGATTCATTTCAAGTTGTTCACCTTTCATAGCATCATAACCAAAACCATTCTCAGTCATTTGAGAAAGTATCTGTGTCACTTGCAATTCAAAGTTAACTTGTTTCTTCCAGTCTTTAACAAAATCTTTTTGAGCTTCATAAATATGTTTGTTTACTAACACATCTTGTTTACAATACACAAGCATCTCTTCATTGTATTCATGAAAGCCTCCTTGATAATCCATCTTAGGATAACCAAGGTGTGAACCCCATGCTGCTAATGAGTGAGCTCCTAATGGATTGTTCTGTTGATCTGGGTACATCAGCCTTGAGACCACAAGAGTATCTAACTCTATCGGATTTCCGAAGTCTCCCAACACTCTTCGGATCACCGGGAAATCATATTGAATCCCGTTGTGTGCCACAAGGCAATCATATTGTTTAAGATGTATAGGCAATTCGTTTATATTGTCTGGAGTAAACTCATAAAACAATTCATCATTGTAATCGTATACTACAGCACAATGTACTTTAGAAGCAGGAGGCACTCGATTACCTTTTCTGTCTAAGACTATTTGTCCTAAGCCATCTGCTTCAATATCTACAATACCAACTTTCATATTATCTCCTTCAGGCTGATCTTAAGCCTTACTGTTTTAAACCAAATAATCTAAAGAAATCTTTGTTTTCAGTTACACATAAAGCTGTTTGTGCTTCATATAAAAATTGAAAAGTTTCTTTAGCGTTACGTTTTTCTCTAAGCAACCATAGCATTATAGCTGTTGTAGCAGCTAATGCTTGGTCGCTATCAAGTCTTTCTGTTTTTAAAACATCGTATATATCTAGAGCCATGCGTCTGCATTGTTCTATCTTTTCTTTATCTACGTCTTCAATGTTTCCCATATTAAGTTCCTTTGAATGGATTATCTGCTAAAGAAATATTACCATCTTGTATACCAAACTCTACCTCTCGCATTCTACCAGAGTTATGATCATAGTGCAAGCAACAAGCAACACCTGATTTACCAGTAAGTCTATTCTTTAGTACTCGAACAATCGTTGTATTAGCTACAGTAGAATCAGCATTCTGTCTGTCTCTTTCTAAAGCAATAACAGTATTAGGTACAGAAGCTAATGCTCCTGATCCTCTAAGGTCTTGTAAAGTAATACGACTACCTTCTTCGTAAGACTTATCTGTCTTCTTTAACTGTGATACAATATCAACATGCACTCCAGTCCTTACAGATAAAGCTCTTAGTTCTTTCATTAGTGTATCAATGATAATACGTTCAGAACTACCACCTTCTACATCTTTATTATGACCAAGAGCTACAAGCCCTGCAGCAGCAGCGGTAATATGATCAAGCACAATGACATCTACTCCAAGAGATACAGCCATGTATTCCATACGAGCTAATAGATTCTTCATAGCATTGTTACCTAAGTGATCGTATATATACAACGATGATTCACATAGTTTACTACGAGCATCTGCATACTCTTCATCAGTTAGATCATCAATAATGTCTACATGAATTGGAGATTTGTTCATCTTTTTTCTAAGTTGATTCATAGTTCTTGCAGCCCTGATCGGACGTACTGGTTTATTAATCATTAATGATATTAAATCATCCATTGTTTCTTGTGGAGATTCTTCTAACATGATTGCACCAACACTACGATTCTCACTTAGATGATGTATCATAAGTTCTCTTAATAAAGTTGATTTACCTGAGCCTGTGCCTGAAGCCCAAAGAGTTATTTCTCCAGAGCGTTGACCAACAAGGAAGTCAGTAAGCTTATCAAAAGGAAAAGCCCATACATCTGATTCAGTATCGGATAGATCAGGTAAGTTAGATACATGTAGTATCTCATCAGGTGAGTAAGTCTTTGCTTCCCAAGAAGCAGTTACTACTGCCTTAGAATTATTCTTCATAAGACATTCATTAGCATCCTTAAAAGGAAGTGTAGCTATCTTACATTTACCAACTGGAAGAAGTTCAGCTACTGCTTTCGCAGCTTCTTTACCTGCATCGTCTTGATCAAACATAATAATTATTTCATTATACGAAGATAAGAACTCAAGGTTATTCTTTACATCTTTGACAGCATTAGCAGCACCGTTTGTTAATGAAACTACTGGATAAGTATAGCCCATCAGTTGATAAACTGTAAGGCAATCTACTTCTCCTTCTGTAACAATAACTCTACGACCACCCTTATCTTTCCAAAGATGTTGACCAAATAATTCACAACCTCTTGGAGTACCAGTCCAATGAAATTGTTTATTGGGTCCACGAAGATGCTGAGCTACAAGCTTATTGTTACTGTAGTAGTTAGCTATGTGTACATCTTTGCCATTGATATTAGCAACACCATACCCATAAGTTCTACAAGCTTTCTCTGTAAGACCTCTTTCATTAATGTTTGTATACACTCCTTGAAGTGTTTTAAATTTACTTTCTTCTTTCTTTCCTGCATATGTATTCATGCTATCTCCTTTATGATAATATTCACAAGCAAAACAATAGCCATGACCATCCGAGTACATGACTAAATTATCATGAGAAGTATCGTTACCATTCTCTGCACAACGTGGGCATTGTTTCTTTCCTACTGTATGTGATTCCATAAGTTGCATTCGTTCTCCTTAAGGGCAGAAAGCCCCTGCCTAAGCAGGAGCTTCCATAGCCTTTACATTAACCGTGAAGTAACCCTTATCTTCATTAGTAGAAGTCCACTCTTTAGTGGCTCGTATCTCAATGACTTGTGTATCATCGCACCAAATCCTTCCGTTGCCAGCGTCTAAACAACTTTTAATAAAGTTATCTACATCACCTCTGGGATATTTTAATTTGGTATTCTTAGGACGAGTAACACAACATCTTATTGATACTATTAGGGGTCCTTCCAAGGGGATAAAATCTTCACCAATCTGTCGCCATACTTCCGGTACAGCGAGCTTTCTAAATTCTTTATAAGAGCCTGTATAATAAGCTCCATGTTTTCCGATGCGAGGTCTTGAAGCAGCTACTGGAGATACTTCAAAAGTCCACTCGTGTTGCATCAGAATGGGATACCATCATCAGTTTGTGTTGGTATCTCCTTTGTTTCGCCAGTAAATTTTGAAGCGTCAGCTACAGTTGCTCCTTCAAAAGGAACTGAAGTAGTATCGCCTTCGTCTGATTTAGTTTCAATAAAGTTTACACCAATCAATCGAAGTGTTAAATAATTCTTTCCGTTTACTGTAGTAGGTACAGCACTATAACGGACTTGAACTTTATCACCTTGCCAAGCAAAGCCATTAGATCTTGGCTTACCATTCTCTGCACTTTCATTTTGTACAAATAACTTTGGTGCATACTTAGATTTAAAAGTAATTAGCTTCTCGCCATCCTTATCTTTTACAGGATTGACGGAGGCTTCTGCCTCAGTAGCTAACTTGTTAATGTGATTAGCAAGCTCATCATCAGCAACAAGAGTAACACAGTACTTCTTAGACATATCATCAACCTTAGTGA